GCCAAATACAGTAGAAGATTGTGTAGAATACTACGCATCTATTGAAAAGATGGGCGTGCTTGTGAAGTATGCCAATGAAGCCAAAGAAAAGTTATGGATGTTTTTAGAAAACGAGCTTGACTATAATAAACCATAGGCTCACCTCAGTCTCTCATCTCCTGGAGCCTCGGCGCGGGCCGGGGCTTTTTTCTCTTGACAATAACCGCAGGAATGCTATATTGTTCGCACTTGTCTGATAGCAGCGCGACGTTGACATTCTTGCGTATTATTCGCCTGAGTGGCGTCGCGTTGCATTCAGACAAGTTTGCAAACCACACTCAGGCGATTTTATTTTATGTCCATCACGTACCGGCAGCTTAGAAAAAGGCTTTACGCCACCAAAGAAGAAAAAAAGAAGCATGGCAAGCATGGCCGTTTGCTCTCTCGCAAGGAACGCCTGGAGCTTGTCAATTTCACTTGCCGGACTCTCGCCATAAAAATGCGGCTTGTCGTTTTAGGTGCCGGAGATAAAGCAGCGCCGAACGGCAAGGGCATTCCCTACCTATACCTGAAAAATAAACCAGAAATAAAATCGCTTTACGCGGAACTGCTTCAGCTTCAGCAAGACGGCTATACGGATTCAAATAGTGAATCGAATCTCATGTATAACGCCTCGCCGCATTATGCCGCGCAAAAGTACGATACCACGGTAACCACGATTTATCATATTTTGAGAATTTACGCTAAGACCGGAAGTGTTGTAATGCCGGGCGATAGCGATTACCAAAAGAAAAAGCCCAAGCAAAAAATTGCTCGGGCTAAAAAACTCACGCCGCAAAAGCAAGGGGACGATCAAGCCGCGCTTGACTGCGCGAGGACTAAGCTCTCACCCTTGAGCACCGGCCCTAATGATCCCGTCACAACTGATATTGTGGCGGTAAAAAGTGCTTGTTCCCGTTTGCTGAATAACGGCGTGAGCCAGCAAGACATTGATCTTGAGACGGTTGAGTATTATCGCGACGATCAAGGCAGCGATGCGCCGCCGATATACTACTCAATCAATCCTGTCAAGCGCAATATTGCTAAAGAAATAAGTAACTTGCAAGAGAAATTCCGCGTTATCTGTCATAAAATGATAGGAGCGGATGAAGTTGCTCGTTACTCGTTTCAGCTTCAGCTCGACAAATTGCGTGAAGAAATTGCATTGCTCAAAGTGCGAGTGCGAAGAAAAAGCAAGCGCGTTAAAAGGCAATCAAAGAAAAGCAGGATTTCTCGTAAATTTAAGATTAATGTCTTAGCGCAGAGCTTGCTCGGCTATTAAGATTTAGCTCTGTTTCTCGTTATGTATTTGCCTTTAGTGTATCTAAAGGGCAATAAGGGTGAGGTATCTCAAAACAAATTTCTAAAGGCCTGCTGATTTCTGGAATGATATTGTCCATGATAAGAATCGTAAAATACAATAATTTGATTCTTCATGCGTCATCTAAATGTGTACGAGGTGACAAAAAGTATTGTCGGGGATGTGGGGAATGGCTGGAATTTGAATTTTTTAACATTTACAAGATTAGAGGCAAGAATACGTTTTATTGTTATTGTGCTCCATGTGAATCGTATAAACGCGAAGTTTTCAGAAGAAAGAAAGGCGTAAAACCCGTGGAGACTATGGAGAGAAAGTTTATTGTAATTGATGGCATAGATTATCTCAAGTGTACGCAATGCAAAGAAGTCAAGGTGGCAGTAGATTTCTCAAATGATAGAAGTAATCGAATAAATAAAAGCTATAGATGCAAAGCATGCGCAAGAGAACACACCAAGAAATGGAGAGCCATGAAACATTTTTCTGAGTCTGCATCAACAAAATCAATAAATACTGTCACAAGTCTTGGCAGAGCAAGGTTAATATTTCGCAGAATGAAACAATATACCCGCCCTGGTCACTAAGTACTGTTTCATTTTGCAAGAGTTCGATTAGCGTACCTTAGGGGTTCCTTGAGTTGACTCAGCCCGCATCGCCTACCCTTAGAATTTCCTTGACATTAACCCGCCATTTCGTTTTATTCCCCGCAAGTGTTCAGTCCTTCTCCTATTGGTTCGGCCTCGGTGATGAGCCGAGGCTGTTTTAAAATCTTATGACCATCACTCACGACACAGAACCCAAATCATTCGCCAACGGCAGGCTTGCGCAAGAGATGCAGGATTTCGCAAGCGTGAAGTGGTATCGCGATAAGCCCGCCGAGCCTCCGCCTTTGTCATTCCCTGAAATTCATTCCCGTCTAAAATATATCCAAGAACAGCTTAACTACGGACGATGGAGCATTGACTACATCGCGGCGCAAAGACATTTCCAGGAAGTTGAGAATAAGTTGCACGAATTGGTTGAGCGTGTGAAATGAGTAACGATAACGAACAGACCATAAAAAGTATGATCTCGGTTATTATGGAAATGGCCGACGCCACTACAGATAGAGGTTTAAAAAGATATTTGTTCAACGCAATTGATCATCTTGGCGCAGCGCAGCTTTATATTTTGCAATATGATGAAGCATTGGATTTGAGAGAATTTTGGGCAAAACATCAGTATAACGAAAAACTGTAATGATATACGGATCAAATAAAACTGAAAATGGCTTGGCAGAAGAGATAACGTGGTCGATTAGGGAGAGAGTGAAATGAAACTCCGTCTAATCCGCTACCTACTTCGCACGGGCAAGTATTTTAAGATGCCTGAGCTAATGATGTCGCGATATGCACGCTATATTTGGTCGAATGAAGATCCGAATTGATTAAATACATAACTGGCTAAATGGCAAAGACAAACAAGACAAGCAAACGAGCCGTTGCTGCAATCGAAAACCGCGACAAGGCTTTTCAATATCGTAAGCTTGGATATTCCTACAGCCGTATTGCAAAAGTACTCAGCGTAACTCCGGCAGCGGTTTATTTCATGGTACGCGACAAGCTTCAAGAGCTAAATGCAAGCCTGCTTGAGAATGCCAAAGAAGTTTTTAGCATGGAGTTGGAAAGACTTGATAGTATTTTGATCCCGGCATTGCGCAAGGCCAAAAAGGGTGACATGCTTGCGCTTGATCGAGTTTTAAAAATTATGGATCGGCGAGCGCGTTACTTAGGTTTGGACGCACCAAAAGAATATAGAGTCTATGACGGCGACAAAGTTGCAGAAGAACTCTCAGCTCTTGCCAGAGAGCAAGGACTTGGGGATAACGCTTCAATATCTCTCATCATTGCCGCTGCAAAACTTGCGGGAGATAGGACTAAAAACTATTCAGCAATTAGCCCAGGAGAAAAGCCGAACTGAAGGTGCGGTTTTTTCTCAGCGATATAAGGAATTTCAGCGAACGTACTTTGACAATCCCGTAGCCTTTGCGCATGACTGCATCAAGTGGCGTGAAGGGCAAAGGCTCACCGAATACCAGGAAGAGATACTTTCAAGCATAGGACTTGGCAGATTTTCGGTGAGAGGCCCGCATGGCCTCGGCAAGACGGCGCTCGCTGCAATCGCCGTCCATTGGTTCGCACTTACGCGAGACGGACTTGACTGGAAATGCCCAACGACGGCAAGCGCTTGGCGGCAACTGCAAAAGTATCTCTGGCCGGAAGTACACAAGTGGTCGAGGCTGTTGAAGTGGGACAAAATCGGGCGCGAGTCTTATGACTTGCGCCTTGAACTTCAAACGTTATCTCTCAAGCTGAATACCGGAGAAGCGTTTGCGGTTGCGAGTGATGTTCCTGAGATGATAGAGGGCGCGCATGCGGATCATCTGTTTTACCTTTTCGATGAGAGTAAGTCAATACCGATTGCCACTTGGGATGCAGCCGAGGGCGCATTCTCAGGAGCCGGAAAAGATACTGCAAACAAGGCTTATGCGCTTGCGATAAGCACGCCAGGCGAACCAGCCGGCAGATTTTACGAGATTCATCAACGTAAGCATGGCCTCGAAGATTGGAAAGTCCGGCATGTAACGCTCGATGAAGCGATGGAGGCCGGGCGCATTTCGCAGGAATGGGCAGCGCAACGAAAAAAGCTGTGGGGTGAGAAAAGCGCGATGTATCAAAATAGAGTGCTGGGTGAGTTTGCCGTGCAAGATGAATATGGAATCGTCCCGCTGGCATGGTTAGAAGCGGCGAACGAACGTTGGTATGCCTGGCGCGAAAGTGGACACGGCGGGAAATTGGTTGCAGTTGGAGCGGATATTGCAGCGGGTGGAGCGAATAAGACAGTATTCGCGCCGGTGCTAAAAGTTGATAACGGAATCTGCAAATACGCAGTTGATGAACTTGAAGAGTTTGATCATCAAGGCGAAAAAGAAACGGCGACCATGAGCACGGCGGGCAGGTTGCTTGTTAAAATAGGAAGTGAAGCTAAAGCTATAGTGGACGCGGACGGTGTCGGTGTCGGCGTTGCGCATAGATTAAAAGAGCAAGATAAAAACGTTGTCGCGTTTCATGGCGGAGAAAAGACTGCTCGCACGGATAGAAGCGGCGAGTTGCGATATAAAAACAAAGTGAGTGCTGCATGGCATGGAATCCGTGAAATACTTTCCCCGGATTCCAATACGTTGGTTGCCTTGCCGCCACATGACGGATTGACTTCAGATTTGACCACAAGACACTTTACAATCAAAAGCGACGGCGTGATTGAAGTTGAGCCAAAGGAAAAAATGAAAGAGCGCTTGCAAATAGAGTCCACTTACTCGCCGGATTATGGCGATGCCGTTGCAATGGCCTTATTTGAAATGTTTACACCGCCGGCGCTTGGAATCTCAGCAATCCCCCCAAAAGATGCCTACGTGAAAAACAGGTTTGGGCGATACCATGCCAGCAAAAAAGAAAACACCTAAAAAGCAAGTCAATCCCGCAACCGCACGAATAACGGAAAACATTTATTCAGGCGTGGACGGCGACGAAGATTTGCTATATCGTTCTATTTATGGTTCTTCATCGAATGATATTTCTCCGTACACTCGCGAGAACATCGTCAAGATTAGCCGTGAATTTTGGGAGCGTGACGGCTTGCCGGCCAAGATGGTTGAGATGCCGCGCAAGGCAATCAATCACGGCGGCGTAACGATTGAAGCGAACGACGAACGAATCCAAGCGGTGATTGATGAGTTTTGGGAGACGGGCGCGCAACCATTTAAGGAAATGTTGCTTGGAGAGAACGGGGCAAGCTTGCTTACGTCAGCTTATGTCAATGGCGAATTAACAATCCCGTTTGCCGTGCGGCCATTTGGATATTTAGAGTTTTTCTTTGTTGATACGCTCAACATCGAAAGCATTACGCGCGATCCCTCCAATGCCTTGAATTGGGGCAAGGTGATTCTAAAAAAGAATCCCGCTACCAATGAACAACAGATTTTTGATATTTTCAGGAAGTCAATCGACGGCAATTATATTGGGAACTGTTTTCACTTCACGCCATTTCTGCCGCCGAATGGCTTGCGTGGCCGGAGTTATTTCCAGCGTTATTTGACGATGTTAGATTTGTATATGCAGTTTATAGGGAATGAAGTTGAGCGGGCGGTATTGCTGAAAAGTTTTGTACAGCATTGGAAGCTTGAAGGAGCGGACGCTAAGACATTGCAGGACTTTTCGAATGCCAATTTCCCCGGCGGCAAACCTGCTAATCCAGGCCAAAATATTATAACGAATGAAAAAGTGTCCGCCGAGGTGATGACACCTTCTCTTAATGCGCAAGACTCAAGCAACATGGTCGAAATGATAAAGCTTGCCGTAGTTGGACCGGCGGGCTGGCCAATATTTGCTTATGGCGGCGGTGGCAATGTCAACAACACGGTGAGCCGTGAAATGATGACATTTGCCATGTGGGAAATTTCAGACGTGCAGGCATTTGTCAAGCAAGTGATTTCCCATCCGATCTACGTAGCAATTAAAGAAGCTGTACGCGCTGGCCGCATGACAAAAGAAGGCAAGCTAACGCCGGACGTTGATACGGAATTTAAGGTAAAGTTCGGCAATCCTTTCCCGCGTGATAGCGTGCAATCGAGCGCAGCAGCCATGCAAATGATAAACGTTGCGATTATGGCGCGTGACAATGAACTTTGCGGAACTCAAACCGCACGCCGCATTTTCGTACAAGCAGCGCAGGAATTGAACGTCGAAGTAACGGAAGCGGAACTTGAGGACGAAGTCGAAAAAGATGAAATGGAAGAGCCTGAGCTTGACGAAAAGGGCGAATTGATGATTGATGATTTGATTGATGCGCCTGAAGGTGAAAAGCCAAACATGGCCGAGCGCGATAAAGAATCAAAGCGAAGCCGCAAGCGCATGGTTTCGAAGGTCTACACCAAAGAAGCGGCGCGACGGTTAAAAGTGAAGTGGGATGGGTTGAATGGCAATGGCAAGCATTAAAGAAGCCCGCATAGATCAAGGCCAATTTCGCCGTAAGATAAACGCGATACTCAGAGGCCTTGATAAAAATGAATCCGAGCGACTGCGGGATGCCTTGCGATATTTGAAGGAAACACGCCGCGAGATCATTGACAACTTGCTAAGGTCTGAAGGATTCGAAGAAATCCATTTGCAGCGCATGATCAACGAAGTCAATGTATCTCTAAGAGAGTTTGAGTTGAAGTTTCAGCGAAGTTTGTTGGGCGGCGTTCGAAGCGCTTATGAGGGCGGGATTGAGTTAATCCGCGCACCATTGATTGGAAGCGGCATAAAAGAAGTTCCGCTGTTTGTCGATGAAGGGTTGCTGAGATTTTCGCTGCAATACTCAGCCGAACAGGTACAGGGACTAACGCAGGTAACGCGCCGTAGGCTTGATAATATTCTAAGGCAAGGCTTGATAGGCCAGCGAACGCCATATGAAATGATGGTAGATGTTCGGAGAGAGTTGGGCAACAAGACGGCATACGAGGCCGAGCGCATTGTTAGAACTGAAGTCAATCGCGCTCTGAATCTCACGGAGCAGAGATATACAAAGCAAATCAAAGAAGAAATACCGGGCTTGCGCAAGTATTGGCTACATGAAGACGACGCCAGGGTGAGGCCGAGCCATGCCGCAGTAGGGCGACGGACAAATCCGGATTATGGCGGAACGCCGATAGATGTAGAAAAGCAATTCAGTGTCGGTGGATATAAAGCGGACGGGCCTCACGATGTGAGCCTGCCGCCTGAAGAGTCAATCAACTGTCGATGTGTTCAAATATTGGTAACGGGAGCATAACATGCCAGCAGTAACCGCAGCAGCAGCGAAAAGACAACAGCGAGAACGAGCCGAAAACTTGAAGGCTCTTATCACCGGCGCGCAGCAGGAAGGACAAAAGCGCGGACGCGGAAGACCGCCAAAAAAGCAAGCAAAAATACGTACCATCAACGAAATGCCGCAGCAAGTTCTCAAGCAGCCATTGCGAAAAGAATTGCCCGCGGATATTGTAGCGAAGTTTGCGAATGCTATTGATGAGATATTCCCAGGCCTTAGATTTAATCGTGAAGGTTCCAAAGAATATCCGTTCGATCACTTTTATGAATTGAAAACTCACAAGTTTGCCCCAGGCTGGCCGGTGATGGTTACGTCGAGCGGTGACAAGTATTGGCTTTCACCGGAAGGGGAATTGATTGCGAGTCAGCATAACCGGCAATGTAAGGAAAAATTGGAATAGAGTTATGAGAGAAATATTTATTGATGGTAAGCTTGTACCAGAATCGGAACTTGATCCAGCAAAACATACTTATATCGGGCAATTTAGGCCGCCGTATAAATTTGCTGGTGGTGGATATGTCTTGTGTAATTGTGGCCATACGCTTCAAACATTGGATGAGGTATTCCATCATTATCAATCAGGGCATTGGGATTCTGCACAATATAAAACTATAGGCACATGAGTAACGATCACGAACTGCAACAGTATTCCCGCTGGCTTTTACGCATGGCGCACTTGAATCAAGGCACATGGGCGCAATATACCGGACGCCTTGAATTTCGCTTCGAGTTTTTTCAAGGTCAAATACGCGATGCCAAGCTATTGCACGGCGAACAGGCCTTGCCGTTGCGGGAATCGGTGAAATCGCAACATCAGAGTAATACGTGAAATTACAAAAATCTTGACTTTAGCCGAAATATTTTTATAATCACTTGCACATGAAATAGTATCGTCTAAAATACGCTTATAACATCGTGCGGATAAGCCCTTGTCGGGACTTTAAAAGAGTCTCGGCAAGGGCTTTTTTATTTTACGGAGTGACCAAATGCCAATATTTGAAAAAGACGGAAAGTTCTGCATCAAATACGAAGATCGTGATCCGGTCTGCTTTGATACCAAAGAAGAAGCCGAGAAGGCGATGGCGGCGCAGCATGCAAATACAAAAGAGTCGCTGCAATTCTCTGGTTTTCTGCTTGAATCAGAACCGCAAGGCAAAGAGCTTGAGGTCGTTCTGATCGAAGCGGGATTTTCTGCCAACCGGCATCCGTCTAATAAACTTCCAATTCATTACTCGCCTGAGCTTTTATCTAATCCCGAAACGCTAAAACTGTTCGAAGGTGTCCCGCTGTACGCTTATGAATTTAAAGGCGACGCGGGAATCTTGTTTGAGCATATCCCCGACGCTGCACGTGAGAAAGCAAAAGCTGCAACCGTGCTTAATAAAGTGGGCATAGCTGAAGGCGTGCGGTTCGGCGAGTTTACCAAGCCAGACGGGAGCAAGGGCAAGGGCATCATCGGCAAGGCAAAGATATTTCATTCGCGTCTTGCTGAGATGATCCGCGACGCCTGGAAAGCGGGCGTGAAAAACGTCGTAGGTTTTAGCATTGATGCGTTTGCAAACATGAAAGAGGCTGTCGGAGAAGCGGGCAAGCGGTTTAATGAAGTAACAAAGTTTTTGGATTTACCGGAAGTGACAGTAGTTGATAAGCCAGGCGCAGGCGGGATCATTTTACGAGTGACCGCATCGGCGCAAACCGTGAAACGCAAAGTATCGGAGAGTGTAATGTACGAAAAACTGTTGGCTCTTCTCCGGCAGACGGCACCGCATATTGTTGAGTCAATCACCGATGCCATGCCGGAGGAAGAGCGCGCCAAAGCACTCGAGGCTATTCTTGACATGAAAGAAGTCAAGGAAGCTTTGGGCACATTGGCGAAAGAGAAGGCAGAAGATAACGGCAAACAGAAAGTTGCGCCGCTAACTCTGCAAGACGTTGAAAGTGTGATTGCAAAGCGTGTTGAATCCATCGTTGAAAAAACTCTGAAGGAGCGCAATACGCAGGCCAACAGCCTTTTGCAATCGCGCGAAATGCTGGCCGGCAAAGTTAAAGAGTCCGGATTGCCGCAAGCTATGCAGGATGAAATCGTTGCGGAGCATTATGAGCGCATTCTGGCCGAAGCCGAAATCAACCGCATTATTGAGCGCCGCCAGAAAACGGTTGCTGCGCTGAAAGAAAGCGGCATGATTGTGGCCGGACAAGAGGAAAAAGTGAAAGTCAACAAAGATCAAGAGGACAAGTGGAGTGACGCCATGACCGGCGCGTTGCTCGGCCAGAAGGTGAATGATGTTACGCCCTTCTATTCACTGCGGGAATCGTTTGCGGCCATGAATGGCGCTTATGATGCCCCGGCGAATATGGCTGAAGCAATCATGAACGACTTGGCGCATTCGCTTACGCCCAAGCCCTTGACGCTGCCACAAGAGCGTTGGCGGTCAATGTTGCGTGAGTCTCGCTTGCGAGAAGCGCGTTTGCGCGAAGCTGCACTCGCTACTACTACGTGGGCGGAAGTGTTCGGCGATTCTGTACGCCGTGCATTGATTGCCTATTATCAACAAAATGCTGACTGGCAAACGTGGCGCATGGTCGTTGGGCCTCATATTACAAGCGCGCCGGATTTTCGTACTATGCGGCGCGTGCGTGTTGGTGGCCTTGCTGACCTGGCTGATGTTGCCGAACTTGGCACCTATCAAGAGATTACATTGCCTGGAGATGAAGAGGAAACGTTTGCCGTTGCAAAGAAAGGCAATCTGTTTTCTTATTCGATGGAATCGGCAATGAATGATGATCTTGGTGCGCTTCGTCGAATCCCGCAGATGATTGCCTTTAGTGCGGCGCGTGGCTTATATAAGACCGTATTTGATGTTTTCCGCACTAACCCAACGATGGGCGACGGCACCGCGCTTTTCCACGCAGATCATGGCAACCTCGGCTCTACGGCAATGGGTTCCGCTGGCCTGGCTGCTGGCATTCTTGCTATGCGTGACCAAACTGAGCTTTCTTCGAGTGAGACTTTGGGCGGATTCATTCAGCCTAAGTTTGTGGTTATCCCGAATGAACTCGAACAAATCACTTGGGAGCTTGCACGTTCGGCGATGTCTCAGACTACGGGCACGTCGCGTCTGGAAACGCAAAACAACTGGTTCTTGTCGTTTGGCTTGACGTTGGTTCCGCCGGTTGCTTACTGGACGGACGCAACTGATTGGTGTATCGTGGCAGACCCCAACACCATGCCAACCATTGAAGTATCATTTTTGAATGGACGGCAAGAGCCTGAAATTCTTTTGCAGGATCAACCGAATATCGGCAGCAACTTCACCGCCGATAAGTTGACTTTCAAAGGACGTTTCATCTACGGCGTGAAGGCGCTCGATCATCGCGGAATGTATAAGTCCGTGCAATAAATCACTGAAGCAATAAAATCAACATTGGAGTTTATACAATGGCAATCATGGAATTGGGAGACATCCCCAGCGGATCGCTTGCTGGCGCGGTTATCTCTCACGCATCGGTCGCAAGCGACGGCGCAAACGCTACGTATGGCGGCGCTGCCGTTGCCACGAAATGGCGCGCACCGCAGGCTTGTACTATTGTCGGCGCTTATTGGGAGCCGCACGGCGCTGACAGCGCAGCGGCAAACGCTTCGAGTTATCGCGACCTGAAACTTATCAATGGCGGCGCAGATGCAACCGGCACGACGGTGCTGGCCAGCCTTAGCTTGACGGCGAGCTTGGCAAGCAATACTCAGCGTGCTTTTACGCTGGTATCAAACTCAAGCTTGTCTACGCCAGTGCTTGCGGCGGGCGATGTAGTTTATGCTTCTCAGAATACCGTTGGCGGCGCGCATTCTGCCGGAACGGTTCTGGTTGCAGGTCAATTTCGTTTTAATTACCGGCCTATCTAACGCATTAAAAGGGAGCGAATGTAACATGGCTGAGTTGTATAAGGTTAATCCGTTAGTGGTGATCGGTACGCCAACGCTTCAGAATAGACCCATGTCGTGGGAATGGACAGACTACTACATGGGTCTAACTTTCCCGCTTGGCACGGCAGTAGCCAGGCTGAGAGTAAACGGCAAGAGAGTTGATGAAGCACGAAATAATATTGCAGCACAAGCGCTTGGCATGAATGCCGATTATTTGCTTTTTCTAAGTGATGATGTTCTTGCGCCCAATCGTACATTTGAAAATCTTTGGCGGCATCGTAAACATCTTTGTACTGGCGTCTATTGGACAAAATATCATCCCAAGCAGCCGTATTTGTGGAATGGTATAATGCGAGGCCCTCATGAAGACTGGACATATGGAGAATTTTTTGAAGTTGATTGGGCGGGTTGTGATTGCCTTCTCATTCATACTGATGTACTGCGCAAAATAGAACCGCCCTGGTTCTCGTGTGATTGGGCATATGATGAAAAATCTGCCCCGGCAAATTTAGCTACAGAGGATTTGTATTTTTTCACGAAGGCGCGTGCAGCGGGATTCAAGCTTTATTGTGATACTGCCGTGCAATGTGACCATCAAGATCGTGAAACTGGAATTCGTTATGGTCTAACTGAAGACATGCCGCAATTTAAAAAGCGTGAGCATTGGAAATATCTTGAGCCGGGTAAAGTTGTTGCGGACTTGGGCGCAGGACACGATAGCCCGTATTTTGGTAAGGACGTTAAGGTTGTACGAATTGACGGCAAGGCTAAAGTCAAGCCGGATATTCTTTGTGACTTGCGCGCTATTCCGCAAGAACATGAAACGTATGATGCAGTACATGCTCGCCACGTCCTTGAACATTTTAATATGATCGAAGCACCTCAAGTATTGAAGGAATGGACGCGCATTTTAAAAATCGGTGGAGAATTGATTGTCAATGTTCCGAATCTTGCATTTGCGGCGCGTGAAGTTATCCGAGCCGATGCCGACGAAGACTACGTTTCGCAATATGCCTATTGGCAGATATACGGTGGGCATCAAACGTATGAGCCTGAAGAGTTTCATAAAATAGGTTTCACCAAGCACGGTTTGAAACGTCTTTTGATGCGCATTGAGGCGCTTGACGAAATCGAAGTCATTGAAACAGAAGACGGCATGAATTTGACGGCGCGTGCAAAAAAGAAACAATCGTCTTATCCTTATGCTATCTTGCCACAATGGGCAGGGATAGTAGAAAAAGAAAACGGCAAGCCCGGATTGCCTGAGAATGGACATGATCTTGAATTAGCTGAGGTGATACATGGCGAAAAAGAAACTGTCGGTTGCTGATGAAGCCGTTGAAGATGTTGTAGTAGAACAACCGCCAGAGCAACCGGAAATCGTGGCGCAGATAAAGCCGGAGATTTTGATTCAGGCTAAAAGCGCAAAACAACGATGCGTTGAATTGATTGCAGAGTATCGCAAGGCACAAGTGCAGAGCATGCAATTCAGGAAAGTTGGAGATCATATCTCCGGCTTTATTAATGATGCTGAAATGTGCAAGACGGCTGCACGGCCAGGCAAAGGGCACAATGAAAGTCCTCGTGTCGTTTTAAATCTTGCTATTGAAACGGCAAAACCGGAATTGCAAGCCAAGATGGCGGCATGGGCAGAATTCAAAGATGCCCATATTTTAAGTTTCATTGAAGGCAACCCCTGCCATGTTGTTTCAAATGATGGCAGAAAATATTTGGTTGATCTTGAAAGCGGCAAGGTGAGCTAATGGCTTTACTTGGCGACACGGTTGCACTTGTGCAAAAGGAATTGTCAATTTATGGCGATGACACTGAATTGATTGCCAGTTCGACAATTATGGACATTCTCTCGCAAGGCGCATTGCCGGAATTTTCGTCGAAAGTTCCGCGCATTGTTTCGACTGAGTATGTTGGAAATAGCGAGTACAACCGTGAGTTGCCTTCTACCTGGCTTGCTCATGATAGCGTTATTCACGCAGTCTTTGATTCGAACATTGGGCAAGGACGGGGAGATTATGACATCAATAATATCATGGTTGTTGAAGACGTGGACGAAACCGCCAGGGGAGTCGCTACGGTTTCATCCGGTGCAACCTCGGCAACATTTTCGACTGTAGCCAATGCCGGATATTATCGCGTCGGTGATGTGATCGAGATCAAAAACAATTCGGCTCTTAGCGGAGAAACAAATTGGGCGTCGGCGAATGGGAATACTACAACAGGCGTACTGACAATTAAAAACGCAGCGGCGGCAACATATTCATCGACGCCTGTTATACGGAAAAAACCGCACATTCGCTTTCTTACGCAGATACCAGGGACAAGCGATTATTTCACGATCAAGCACACGGGTATTCATATTCATACCGACACGCAAGACACGATCCCATCAAAACAGTATTGGGCATTTGTGCTGTTGTGTTGCGCTTTGACGGCGAGATCATTGGCGGCGAGATTCGCAAAGCATACCGATTCTACATTTTCAGCTGATGCGGTGGATTATTCGACGCATACAGACAAGTGGCAAACGGTTGCCGACAAGTTCATGGAAGACTATCTCTCGCGCGTGGGTGCGGGTGACGATGTAAAAGTAAAAGCGGCAGCGATATTTGTTGACTTGGATTTGACGGATAGGTTTGGGCGGGCTTATCCGTTTAGCACGAGGCATCAATGAAAGTACTAAGAATTGATTGCGATTTTCTTTTGCCGGATGAATTTGACGGTGGCTTGGCGGATGCTTTGCGTGCGCTTGCTGATTATCATGAATCTGACAATGCCAAAAAACTACGAACGTTTTTAAATTCAGATGCGCCACAAAAGGATGAATACTTGTCGCTGCGGTGGAATGAATTCAACAAAGCGATAAGAGACGGCAGCAAGGTTTTAATGGATTTTTCGCTTGGCGAGTACAATGCAAAAAATGATAGCTGGAAGTATTACGAAATATGATCAGCATTTCCGTCAATCTAACAGCGCCAACAAACGCGGACTTCGTCAAAATATTTGATGAAGAAATCCGGCGCGCAATTCAGGAATCGCTTATCGTACTGCAAAGAGAAGTCGCAACCAATACGCCCGTGGGCGTGACCGGAACATTGCGGGCGGGAATTGCAAGGCGAATGATAACGAATCGCAAAGGTGAAGTTTCGGTAAGAGGCCCGGCGCAAAAATATGCTGACATTAGAGAAGTAGGCAGGTTACCGGGTAAGATGCCTCCGCATGAGCCGCTTGAGTTGTGGGTGAAACGCAAATTGAGGCCGGCAAAGGACAAGCTTAAATCGGCTACGTTTTTAGTTCGGCGCAAAATAGGCAGAGCCGGTTATCGCGGCGCGTTTATGTTTCGAGATGCTGAGAATAAAAAACGGAATGAAGTCTTGCGCATACTCAGGCGCGGCATACAGCGATTTGAGAGACGGGTAAGCGGATGAGCTACACGACGATAGTTGAAGCGCTGCAAGATACCATCGAAGCCGTAACGGGAACGGCTAACGTTTATGAGTATCTTCGCTATTCATCAGACATACAACGCCGCGGAGAGTTATTTGTTGATAATGAAATATTGAATACGTGGATGCTCACGCGGACGGCTGCACCTTCTGTTGATCAACTCGGCGAAGTCTTTACAAGATCGCACAATTTTGAAGTGCATAGTTACTATCAAATAGATGATTCGGCTACCAGCGAAAAAACGCATCAGCAACTTGTTGACGATGTGATGGACGCCCTGAATGAAAATAGTGAAGTCGTGGCCGGGGCAGCGTATTTAACCGGCACCGCACAACTTATAGAATATCCCTCAGACGGCAGAATGTTCGCCGGAGTGCTTTGTCATTTCGCAAGAATCGGGCTTACTGTGGAAGAGCCGGAGTCTTGCGCTTAAAACAGGAATTGCAATGAGAGGTAAAGATATTAAAGTATCGCTCGCGAAGGGCACAACCTGGGGCACGGCAGTTGATGCCGATAATGCCAATGCCGCGATTTTGCTCAATTCACTTACCGGCATGGTTCCGAATCCTGAGCCATTGCTTGATGAAGCACTTGGGCAAACTTACCCGCAATATATTGACGCGGGCAATCGCTTGGTCAATCCGGTTTTGAACGGCACCTTACGTTGGGCGAATACGCACTGGAATCTAATTGCTGCGATTATTGGCGACGATTCTATTGCGGGCGGAGCGTCACCTTATACGCACACGATGGACGTACAAGCAGAGCCGAATTTGTTTTATACTTTGATAGCTAACTTTACGACGGTTCACGAAATACCAAGCTTCAGGCCGACAGGATTCACGCTTTCGGGTGCAGCCGGCGGCCACTGGCAATTCGAAATACGCGGCATTGGTGATAATGTGCTTGTATCCGGCCAAACTAATTCAAGCATGTCTTCAGTTACGGCAAGAACTGAATCCCTGTGGATTCCATTCGGCAACACGACGGTGAGAATAAATGATCAGTCGGGTGACGCCCTTGCATCCGGTGACGCGGTTTGCCCTTCAAGCATGGAAATCGTTTTCAATCGTGACATCAACGCTGAGTTTTGTGCAAGGGGAGGTTCGACTAATGAATGGCTTACGGCCATGCCCGAGGAAGGCGGGTTCATTGATTGCCAAATTACCATGACTTTCAATGAGCACTCGGCCACGACTTATATCGTTGATACTACTGGTGAAGATTTTAAGAAGATGGATTTGACTTTGGCCGGGCCGGCAATCAGCGGCGGGAATTACGGGTCAGTATGGTCATTCCCTGCCTTGCGGGTGATTAGTACGACAATCGACGCGGCAAACCCAGGGCGAGTACCGGAAACAATCGTGCTTCGTGCTTTGCAAGCGCAGAGCGCTCCAAATGGCATGAGTGGAATTACAAATATTTTGCGGCATATTTTGACGGACGATGTTTCGACGGCTTACGATACTTAATCTTCTGTGAGGGCAGCATGAATTTGTTCGATTCAAAAGATGATCAAATGTGGTTTGAGTTTCATACTCAGGCACAGGATGAAAGCTATTTATTGCGTTATACTGAAATGGAAACGGTTCGCGCAATAAATAACGATGAGAAAATTCTCAAGCATATCTTGCTTGACTGGAAAGGCGTAAATGGAAAAGACGGCCAGCCTATCCCATGCAATGATGAAACTAAAGCCGCGTTTTATCGCACGCGGGCAGGCAAGGTTCGCCTTGAGTGGATGCTGCAAACGGCTACAGACCACAAGGCCTTTGAGACAGATGAGAATATCCTAAAAAACTTGCGAAGGCCGTTCGCTGGGGATACCTCTATCCCGACGCCAGCGCCGAACGGTGCAACGAATGCAGGCAAAGTCGCGGCGTAAACACCTCTTGCAATTTTTGTCCTTTTGATTTTTATCCAAAGCTTTCAGCGGTTGAATTTCAAATCATCAAAGTATGGAATCTTGTCTCAAGTCCATTTATAAAAGAGAATCATCTTGCCGAAGTGGCAATAAAAAGCTTTGGCGTGAGTAATGCAAATGACATGCGCAGGCTGTTGCAATATCTCGCGCACATTCAAAACGAAGTCAGCGAATTTCAGCAATTAGAAGCACAGCAACATGGCAATAAACATACCCGTTGAAGTCACAGGCAATGCCAGCAAAGGCCTGGAAGATTTAAAGGCCAGGCTGATCAGCCTTATTCAGCGCGTAAAAGAATTAAGCAGGCAAGCGAATGCTTCAAATCGAGAAATTGATGAAGGCTTTCGACGTTCTAATATTTCCGGCAGAGAATTAACAAAAACTGTTGCTAAAATTACAAGTGGGCTATTATTGGCGGGAGGTGCGGGCGTTCGCTCACTTACTGCCGTTGCCGAAAAGACCAAACTAACCAATGTCGAATCGCAGAAGTTTCTCATTGCAATAGAAAACTTTAAAAAGCGCTACGAGGAAGCGGCGCAAGTTATTTTACCGTTTATCAATAGGTTTCTTGATTTAACGCAAGTTGCGGCGACAGCGCAACAACTGAATAATGAGAAGATAAAAAATGCGATTGCGCTTTACGAAAAATTCAAAAATACCCGCACGCCTGCCGAGGAAAAGTGGCTTAAAATATCCGAACGTGTACTCGATCAACTAAAAGAAGAAAAGATTGAGCGTGAGAAATCGCAAGCAGCGGCACAGCGCAAGGCTGAAATAGCCGCACAAGCAGCAAGGGACGAAGCACGGGCAATCAACGAAGCAACAAACGCACTGAAGGCGCTTAGAGAGTTAGAACGTGAGTCAGAGCGCGAAACTGCGCGTGCCTTAAATGATGAATTGCAAACACGAAATGAAGTATTGAATACGATACAATCGCTTGAACGGCAGCAGGCAGAAGAAGAAGCAGCCGACGCATTACAGAAACAAGAAGAAAAGGCACGTGAGCTTGCTCAACAATATAACTATATGGCTCAAACTGCTGTGAGCGCATTTCAGCAAATTGCATTTGGTGCCGGAACGGTTGAAGATAAAATAAAAGGACTTGGCGAAGTAATAGCTACTACAATTTTAAGGGCTGCATTATTTTCTGCTACAGGCGGGACATCTGAAGGTGCATCATTGTTTTCTCAATTATTCGGTTTTAAGCGTGGCGGCGTTATTCCGCGAGATATACCTCATGCACAAAGCGGAATGATTGTACGGAGACCTACTCTCGTCGCTACAGGAGAAGGATCGCAGCCAGAGGCGATTGTACCACTTTCTCCGAATCGGGCAAGGGATCGAGCGAGAGTTATGCAAGATGCTGGATTGTCAACCAGCGGCAATGTAACAGTCAATCTAAACTTGCCGAATATAAGTTTTCTTGATCCCATTACTCTGCGGAACAGAATAATGCCTGAAATAAATCGTCAAGTCAGACGCGGTGAGCGCCTGGTATCATCGAGCACATTATGAGAACTGCATCATCGAGCTATAATACCTATAATGCGCTTGCTTACAAAAAGCCAGTGTTTGCTGTTGAATTTAGCGGCATTAACACGAAGTTTGTTAGTGACGTTTTTGCGGATATTCTATCTCCGCCTATGGGAGTGACGTATAAAAAGTATTTAAAGAATGTTCGTTTCAATCAGGGCGAACTTGATATTTTCACGCCTTCATATATTAGCGGAACATACGTCATTTCGATTGTAGATTTTAATGCTGAAGTAACATCTTTTTTGAATAGTGAGGCCGTTCTTGGTTCAACCGTAACAATAAAACTCGGATTTCAGGAAATTGATTACGATGATTTTGTTAATTTGACAGTAGCGGGAGCAAATGTTGTAGACTACTATTTAAATTCTGATTTAATCACATGGGATATTGAATGCCGTGATGGTTTACTGAATCTACTTGATTTTACCTTAGGCGATTCTGACACCGGATTTGTTG